CTTCGCCTGCGGTTCGCGCCGCCGCACTTAGTTTTCCTGTCGCGCCGCCAAGCAGACGACCTGCTACACCAGCGGTTGCTGCGTCAAACAGACCGATAGCTATGCCGCGTTTCCACGCCTTTTTCTTCGCCTCGTCCATCCAGTCTTGACGTGTCAGGGCGTATGCGTACTTTTGCGTTTCGGTCATGCCGCCTAATTCTTGCGCGTGTTCATTCAGCATTTCTTCCATCGTCGCGGCATATTCCTGCGCGCCTGACGACGCACCGACCGTTCCGATGGTAGCGATTCCGCCCGTTGATAAACCTGCCACTAAACCCAAAGCATTCTGCCCCAGCGATTCCGCCGACGTATTGAGTAACAAGGTTGGATTTTTGACAAGGTAGCGCGCGGCTCCTGCCAACGTTTTCTGTTCGGCAAGTCCGCGCTGCTGGTTCTGAAGTGTCGCGTCAGGCGCGTATCGGTCAATATCTCGCTGTAATTTCGCTTGGGAATGGGCGATATCCAATTCGCGGTTGTAATACACGCCATTTGCTTTTGCTGCTGCTTCGCGTTGGCGGTTAAGCCCAAATGCGTCTGAACGCATGAACATACCGTTAAAGTTCTTTTCGGCGGTTAGCCAGCCACGCTTCAGGGATTTGCCGATATCTGTGAAAAATCCATCTTCGGGCGCGGCGCGTAATACGCCTGCTTTGCGCTCGATTTCTGAAAGTTCGCCGATGTCGTCGTGTGACAGGTCGGAAAATTTCTGATCCGAAAGACGTTGCGGAAGAATGGAAAGCCCGCCAACTTGCGCTTCGATTTCGTTCAGCTTCATGCGGGTATTTGCCGTCTGCGGCATTTCTTTTATCACGCCGACCGGTACATTCAGTTTTGCCGCCTTGCGGTTGATTTCGGCTACTTCGTCAGGGTTCACGCCCAAGCTATTGAGTAGTGTGGCGCGTCGTTTTTGAATGTCGTTTGTATCTGCCATAATTAATATCTCACGGAAATTGTTTTGTCGTCGGGGGAGATTTCCAAAATTGATTTCTTGGTGTCGCCAAACCACCCTCGCTCTGTTACAACGGTAGTTGCGGCAAGCTTGCGAATAATTGCCACCATCTCATCTTCACTCATTGGTCGTCCAATCCGTTTTTTTTCTTCTTCAATAGCGCGGTCGATGTTGTATCGGATAATGGCAATTTGTCGTTTCTGTTCATTTGACTTACCTGTCTTATCGGGGTCAATATCAAACTCTTGGCGCAATGTTTCATTGAATCGCAGGTTCGATAATTTGGCGTGTTGAATGCCCTTCTTCTCGATACTTTGTTTCTTTTTTAGGAGCGATTCTGTCCATGACCTGCCCAATTTGGGGCGTAAAGCGATAATGCTGTCCTCGCTCATTTTGCTTAATACGTCTGGATTCTGCATTATCAGGTAGTCGTCAACGTACCTGTCCTGTAATTCTTTCTCATTGCTGGTTTTGATGGATTGCCCAAATGCTGTGAATTTCCGTCTTTCTTCAGGGGTAAGGGCTGCCCACGCGCTGCGCGGAACGGATTGAACATTCCCGCCGTTGGTTTCAATAATCCCCGCGATGGCGTTGTCGCGTTGGTTTTTTCGCTGCTCTTCAGCTTCCTTATAAGCAGAGATTTGACGGTTGATATTCGCGCGGACGCTCGCCTGCTGGTTCTTCGGAAGTTGGCGGATTGCCTTTTCCATCGCCACAGGGTCGCCTGTCGGAATGCTGACGTAACTTGTGCCGCCGCCGATGTCTTTACCCACTTTCATTGCGCGCGCCGCCCAGTCCAAAACCTGCTGCGCGGTCTTGCCTGATAAAACCGTTTTGTTTGCGTTGATGGATTGCGCCGAAATGAAAGACGATACAGGTTGATTCGGGTCGGCTCGCAACAGCTTCGGTCCTTCTCCACTGCCCAAAAAGTGCATGACGTAGAGGTTCCGAATATTGACAGGGAATCCGTGTTTTTTGAGTAGGGCGGCGTTTTCTTCAACGTAGCGGGTTGTCATTTCGCGGGAAAGCGCGGGGTCTCGCTTCAGGGCTTTAAGCTGCGCGTTAGTTTTGCCATTGGCGATGTCGGGCCGGTATTTCCGTACCATATGGAACCAAGTCGAATCTATGAACTGCCCCAATCCTTCAGCCGTGCTTTTTTTGTTTTTGATGTTTGGGTCGTTTCCTGATTCATAACCGATGATGCGGCTTACGGTATCTTGAACTGGATTTCCTGTCTGCGCCTGCGCGGAATTGATATTGACAGGTATGCGGATTGTGTCGCCCGGCTTGAAGTTGGCGGTAGCGTCCTCGATGATTTGGTCTTGGTATGCCTGCTCGATTTTTTGGCGCGCTTTGACAACGGTTTCGCCGTGCGCAAATGCGCCGTATTGGATGGCAAGGCGGCGGGCTTCGGCATAGTCGCCTTTGTCGATTTTGTCGTCGATTACCTGACTGATTGCCTTATCCGAAGCGTCCATGACTTTCTTTTGCATGGTTTCGCTATCCCAGCCATACAGGTCTTGAAGTCCTCTTGCCGCTGAAATGGCGCGGTCGATGGCTGCGTCCCGTTCTTCGTCCGTCGTGGAAAGTGAAAATGAATTGGCGGCTAATTCGATTTGCGTGTTGAGCGAGGTGTCTTTCCATTTTCGCCCCTCTGCTAGTAAATGTTCGCCGGTCTTATTGCGCAAAGTTTGGCGGATGCCGTCAAGGCGCTGGGTAAACAATGCTTTTTGCACGTCGTTTTTCAGCGTGTCTTTAATCGCGTTGGCGTGTTCCATCAAGTAGCCGTCGTATTCATCGACCAATGATTGACCGTTCGGGCGGTTTAGCGCGTTCTCGCCGCGCAAATTTTCATAGCCGTTATTGGGATTGACGCGCAAATCCTGCTCGAATGCCTTTACTTGCGCCAAGGCGTTATCGGTCGCAAGCTCATTCATTTCCGCAAGCATTTTCATTTGAGCGTTTACAGCCTCTTGCCCTGCTGAAAATGCCTGATTGCCTGCGCGCGTTACCTCTACGCCAACATCGGGAAGATTTGGCGCGGCAAAGTTTGCTGACGGCGCATTTGCTACGCCGACGCTAAATTCGTTTGATGTCGGTACTCTCATTATTTCCACCCGTTATTCATAGCGTACAGTCCATAAATCGGATCGTCGGATTTTGGTTTGCTTTGGAACGCGCCCTGTTTCTTCAGGGTGTACCAGTTTTGCGCAACCTGACTGGCTCCTGTGAGCATGGTGTTATGCGTTGCAAGCAGCGGTGAAACCCCTGCTTTCTGCGCCCGCGCAAATAATGCTTGGTTTTGGTGCTGAACGCCTTGCAATCGATAACCCCACGCCTCAGCAACAGCGTTTTGTTCGATTTGGTTTTTATCGACCTCTTTCATAAATTCGGTATCTGCCAAAAGCTCCACGGCGTTTTCGCTGGATAAGTCCACGCCGTTCGCCGCCAGTGCTACACGCTGGGAACTTTTCAGACGACCTGATTTGATTCCAAGTGCAGCTATCTGTTTATCGCGTTGCAAGAAAACGTTTTGCGCTTGTCGTTCGCTGTTTTTGGCATTCATTTCCGCCATGAACGCTTGAAGCTCCGCATTTCTGCGGATGGAACGGGCGGAATAAAACGCGCCCGCGACTTGACCGATTACCCCGATTCCCTGTGTAGCGAGACCGGCATAATCGCCGAATTTATTCCAATCAATAGAAGAAGAACTCATGATTAAACCTCCTGAATTTAGGAATTTAACCATGAGTTCTTTGCTTTATATGCAGGCTTCAACCTACGGAAAATTCAGCGGCCGCCGACAAAACAGTTATCGGTAATGGGTTTTCCTGCTTGACTTGCATTAATCCGTCATCGTCCCATTGCCCGCCGATGTTGATTTCAATTATGCCGGTCTTTGGTCGGGTTGGATGGCTGAATACCTCTGTCGTCCGTTGTTTGTATTCATACATCTTGCCGCCGTAAATACCCGCAAGAACCGCAACAGATTCATACACCCGCAACCAAACCTTATTCAGACTCTTTGTGCGCCCCTGCCCCATTGCTGCATCAACCTGAAAGGCAAGCGGAAGAGTGGTTATAGACGCCTCTATCGGTAAGCCGACGCTGATAACTGACGCTTTGATTCCGTCCGGTAAGTGAATCGTGCCGTTTGATACGACTGTTTTTGGCATGACGTTTCCGTCGGCTAGAACACAAACCGTCTTACCCTCCAAAAGCCCAAGATTGCTTACTGTGCTTATGGGATTCCCGCGATAAGTCAAACCGCCGTCCATGAAGTAGTAGTCTTTCTGGGAAGTGAATTTTCTCGGCTTCATGCGCTCGACGTATCGTAAATCTCTGCCGTTTACATGGCGACGGACAATGGCATAAAGCACATCATCTTCGCCTTCTGTGACTGACGTTACACTTTCAAAATGACCGTCTGTGTCGTGCTTGTGCCATGCTCCGATACTTTGTTCGGGTAGGTATGTCAGCCCCAAAAGCGTTCCGTCTGACGACACGCACCAAACAATCGGGAACGGCGATTTTTGCAGGCACATATCGACGATTTTTTTGTTGTCGAATAAGTGGCTTGAGCGTATGGAAATATCTCCTGTGATGTAGCCGTTTGCCTGCCAGTTGTAGGCAAGTTCACGAATATGACCGCCCCGTGCGGCCGCGTAAATCAGCGAGTTATTGGCGATTATCGGCTGAACCATAGACGACCCGATGTAGGACTGGGGCGATACTGAAATTGACGATGGCGTCAGGTAGTCAGTGTTCAAGGTGTTTACGTTCCATTCCGCGCTGCCCGTCATCAAAATCATTTTGTTCAGCGGGATAATGTGCTGAATCATGCTCGCCTCACGCGAAGCCAGTTTGAAAGAGATTCGGTCGTCGTCCTTAATTGGTAAGGAATAGCTTAGGTTGCTTTCCGTCCCTGTCTTCGTCATCCATACTTGCAGCGGTTTTTCTCTAGTGCCGGCAAATGCGCGCCGTTGCTGGAAGTATGAAACAGCAGACGGAAAAGAAGACTGGGTTATAACGGCTCGCTCAAATTCAATGTTCTGTGAGATGCTTTCTCCTTTCAGAATCATGCTTGGCTTTTTGTAACCATAACCGCGAGACGTTATTAATACGTCTACCATTTGCCCATCTTTAATAATCGGATTCGCTGTCGCGCCTGCTCCACCCCCCTCCTCATCTCCGATCAGGATTGAGAAGTTTTGAGACAGATTCCATTTAATCGCAGCATGGTAAACATTTCTTGTGTACTCCTCCCACTCGTCAGTAGTGCCTGCTTTTTTCTTGTACACCTTTAGTCTAGGATTGGTGTATCCACTACCAGGACTTAGAACCTCCACACTCTTTAATTTATAGTCAAGAAACGCCAACGACAAGACAGCCCCGCTTCCCGTCTTGTCTTCAAGCTCGATTTTGTAAGTGACGGTTCCTACTGTGGTGTCGATGTAGGTATTAAACGGCGTTCCGGTAAATACTTCTTTGCCGGCACGATTTGTAAACAAGGTTGTATAACTACCCTCACCCTCGATTACCGGCGCAACAATTTTTCCGTAATTTGGGATTGTGATAGGTTTAACGCCAACAAACGAATCTATCCCGCCTTGCAAAAAGATGTTGTCGTAAATTGGTGGCGTTACAGACGTGTCTGCGGCAATATTGTCGTCAATAAAGTGCAGTTCGTTTGTTTGCCCAATATAGCCAAAAATGCCGCTTGTGCGTTTGTAGATTTTGTAACGTCCAGCCCCCTCTACTGGTAGCCATTCGATGTGGTTATGATTGCCTGTGACGTAAACGTTGTTGTTTATCGTGACAATTTCCGAAGTTTCAGACTCGGAATTTAAGCCATCATTACTGACCGCTGTTACGCAATATTGAGTGTTGTAATAGACTTTGTTCGGATTGCCTGCGTCACCGCCTTTATGTGCAGTACCTGTTACCCCCTTGGGCGATCCGATTGCCGCGCCGAAAGTGATGGGCTTAAATTCCCATTGATTTGCAGACAGGCGGCGCAGTTCGCATGGATAATGGTTACGATGAACAAGCGTCATCACGTCGCCTGACTGGACGTAATGCACGTCGAAAATCTCGTTTTCATTGTATGGGCTGGAAATTTCGTAGGGATGCCCTTCGTCATTCAACAACGTCGCTCCGTTGGTGTGGAAACGGAAGTACCCCACGCCCATTTCGATTGCAAAGGATTGGTCGTTTGAAAACTGGAATGGAATCAGACGTGCTTTGGAATAATCGTTACGCGCAACATTCACAAACTCAAATCCCGCCCGATTCTCTGCTGAGCCATCGGGGCGAATAACAAAGTTCCGACACTCTGAAAGCCCGTTCCGATAATACGGGTCTTCAATACGCCCAAACATATTTGGCGAAACTTCGCCGCCGATAAATGACTGTTGTAGAAGACGTGTGTTTGCCATTACTGCCTCGCTAATATTGCTGCTGGTGTAAATTCGATTTGTTGTGAGAATTGCCGCGCGTCGTTATTTTTCGCCTGTGCAATCAGGCTTTGTACTTGTGATTCACACATTGCCGCGTACTGCGCGCCGGTATCGCTCTTTATGATTGCACCTGCCAGCATTGCCGCCAGCTTCCACGATAGGGCAACAGTGAAAACAGGCGTGAATAGATGTGAATTTTGAACGCGCTGCGTGTAGCGAATAATCGCATTTTCAGTGTTTGCCCAAATAATTCTATGCCCGTCTGCGGTCGTCTCGCGGGCGTGATTGATAGATAGACAGTCAACATCATTAGTTGCTGATTCTGGGAATATGCTTATGATTTGCAGACATTCCGTTGGTACGGCATAACAGAACCGCCATTGTTTTGAATTATGTTTCAAAGTGGCGAGCGGTTCGCGCCTCAATGCAAAATCCCATGCGTGGGTCTCTAACAAGGTGTCGCGCGCTATCGGATAGAATCGGGCGCAATACTCTGCTTCGATTGAGTTTTCAGGCGGGTCTATGCTTGATACGTCCGCCGCTTGCCCGATATGGCTTAATGCCAAATTGCAAATATCGATTACTGAAGACATTTTTTCATCCATTAAAAAAGGGCGGTTTCCCGCCCTTGTTCCGTTTCTTTATGCTTCGTCGCTGGATTCCAACAAGGCTTTCAGGGCGGCTTCGCCTGTGTTGCCATGATAGTCAATACCACGTTCATCCAAGAGGGCTTGAAGCTCCTCTTTTGTCAGATTGTCGTATTTACCTCCTGCCGGCTCTTTAATCTGTTCTTGCTGGCTTTCTTGGGTAATTGGTTCAAACCATGATGCAGTCAGACCGTCTTCCGCTTCGAAGATGTCGCCCTCTTCACGGATTTGACCGTAAAAGCCGCGTTTAGTAGCTACTACTTTCATTTTTTAGCACTCCATACCTTACGAGATTCTGGCATTGGCTCGTTGTTTTGCAAGCCGCTGACGATTGCCGCATTGATTTTGCCTGCTGTCATCGAGCCTGTGACGGCATAGTAGGCGCGAATGTAGCGGCGGTGTTTTACAGGCAGGGGCAGAACGTATTGCGCGCCCGCTTTCAGGTCGGTTGCCGCAATGGTTACGCCGGTAATGACGTTCGTGAAGTTCGTGTTGTTTTCAGAATCTTGCAGGGCGATAGTCAGCGAGCCGCCTGTAAATGCTTCGGGGACAGTAAATACGGCGTACAACGGAGATGGCCCATTGCCAAGATTCGGATTTTTCAAACCAAAATCAACAACGTTGGTCGAGGCGGCAGACGTGGTTACGGCTTGTTTGATGGACAGTTCCAATAAAGAATCAATAATCATTTGTTGCTCCTTATTTCACGCGGGCTTCGGTGGACAACAGTGAATCGGTAGCACGAACCGGCACACCCTCGCCGTCGCCAAAATGAGTTACCAACTTGCCGCCAACTTCGCGCTGGGTAATGGTGTGGTTTGCGCTTGCTGCAATTTGAGCGCGCAACACACGGCGCAAATCGCGGTTCATGTAGAACGCCGGACGGCCTTTCAGGTTTGGAACTTGTTCCAAAGCATCAACCATCAAGTCAGGCAGGTTAGGGCCGGTTTTCAGCGTCTTATCCAGTTTTTTTACGTCGATGTTCGCAATGCGCACAACGTAACGCCAGTCGCGGACGCACAAACCGTTTTCCCAAACGTATTTGCTTTCGTGGGCTTCGTAGCGGTTGCCTTCGTCGTCATTGACGGTAACGATACCCATGTCTTTCTTTTGCAAACCTGCTTTTGAGCCTTTCGGGTAAATGCAATGGACGGTATCAACACCCCATACAACCAGCCAAATAGAGGCGTTGTCTGCACCCTCGCCGCCGGCGTCGATGATGTTGCGTCCATTTTCGGCAGACTTGTTTGAGAAGCGCGGCGCGAAACCCATGAAACGTTCAGGATTGATATTACCGTCTTCATACCACAATGTATCAGCCATTTTCTGACCCATTGATTCGATGAACGGGGCTTCTTCGGACATCAGCCACTGGGCTGAGTTGCCATTCAGATTGAGCAATTTTTCATCGACCAAAGCGCGCGCGCCCAGTTCGCCCATCGAATCTTTTACAGAAACGACGGTTGATTTGCTGTTCGGGATACCTTTATACAGACGACGCCATGCGGTATCGGGTAAGCCGCCGCGAACGGTAGTAGTATGCTCGGTAACGCCGTTGGCTTCTACGACGACCATATCTTCCAGTTCGTCATGCTTCTCAGAGAGAATCTCGACGATGTTGTGAATGATTTTGCCGTCTTGGCCCAGGCGGGCGGTAACGTCTGCGAGTGTAGGATGGCGTGAGTTCAAGGTTGCCATGTTTTAACTTCCTTTCTTATGGATTAAGATTTTTGGTGTTTGGGAAAAGTGCGCGGGCGTCGCTGGTTTGCGGCGCACCTGTTGCCGATACGAAACCATCTTCGGAGATGGCTTTGCCGACACGGTAGAACAGGCGGATAACTTCGGGGTTGTTCCCTAGTCGGCTTTCGTTCAGCAATGTTTTCAGTTCAGGTGTAGCGAACTTTTCCATTGCCTTTGCAGCAACCGCCATGTTTTCGTTCAGTTTGTCGCCGCCAAATTCAGCGTCTGCGCGAGAGGCTGCAACCCATTCTGCGCTTGCTTTCTCAACGGCTTTGATTTGTTGTTGCGCTAAATGCGGGGCAATTTTGCCCAAGATGATGTCAGCCTTTTCTTGAGACAATCCCGCCTCTTTGGCGGCTTCGGCATAAAGATTGATGGTTTCTTCGTCAAACTCCATGCCATCGGGGGCTTTGAAGTCGTACTTTTCGGGAACTTCAGATTCGGGGGTTGCTTCTTGTTTACCCTGATCGCCCTCGTTGTTTTCGGGCGGCGGGGTGTCGCCTTGATTACCTGCGGCGCCCAGTAAAGTTTCTTCAGGCTGGTTTTGTGGCTCCGCGCCATTGTCTGCGCCCGGCACTTCGTTCACTTCGCCTGGGTTATCTTCAATGCTCATCTTCACTTTCCTTGGTTAAAATTAGATGGAAATTTTGTGTCTGCTCAATAAGGGTTAGTAAGCGCAACCCCAGATTACGCCGCCCCTCCTTAAATGCTGCGATGGTAGGCGTTTCGCTAAACGTTGACCGCCATACCCCCGCATCTTCAAGCAGGTTTCTAACGATACGTCGTCCGCGCTTATCTGACATCAGCCATTCAAAATCTTCACTTTGTTGCCTGAGTAGCAACTCGTCATTTTTTTTCTTGGCTTCCAGTTCGTCAAAATCAACGTGATTCATTTTATATATTCTGATCCCGATTATATGCAGGGCTTATTCTGATAACCCTTGCGCCTGCGCTAAGGCTTGCGCGATGTTTGCGCCCTGCTCTGCCTGTTGTAACTGACTTGCTGCCGCCTGCTGTTGCGCGCGTTGCTCTCGCATTGCAGATACGTCATCTGGATTTGTCAGTATGCGCGGGTCAATGCCTAGCGAATCGGCGTATATCTCCGCCCACTTATCGCCATTCAGATTGTCCAAAACTTCAGGTTTGATTTGAGCAACGGACGCAATCGCCCCGACAAATCGGTCTATGCTGTTCACGCCTATGGCTCGCTGCGCCTGCGCCAAGATAGAAACCAAAACAACATTGATATCTTGGTCGGCAATGGCGTCAGGCGGCGGCGGTAAAACACCGGCATTAACCATTGCGTTGAAAGTGATTTCAATGAGCGGGTCGATAAGTTCGTTTTGCAGGCGTTCAAGCACAGGGCCTAACATCAACATCTTTTCTTCATGCCGCTCCGCAACCTCTGTGGCGGTCATGTTTTGTGATTGTTGAGACACCATTAAGAACAGGTCGGCATAAAAAGCGGATTGAATCCGTTGTCGAACATCGTTGATATCGGCAAGCAGCGGGTTTAAATCCAAATTGACATTGAACGCCGACCGCACCGACTCGCCTTGTTCATCGCCGTTGTGGTACAGGATTCCGCCCGGCAGGAAGCCCGCCGACTGCCCTTTCATACTCGTCGGCGCAATGATTGGCGGGTTGACGGCATAATCAATCCCGCGCAATTTCATACGCTGATTGAATTGCAACTGTTTGACATCGCCTAATGCGGTCATGGCTGGACTGTTGCCATAGACGTTGTTGTCACTGATATCCCATCTTGGGCAGACTGCGGGAAATTGCAGAAAGCCGGATTCACGAAGAACCTTTCCATCCTCTGCTCCAACTTCGAGATATACCGACTTATACGGCATATTCTTCGAGTCTTTTCGATTCAGGTCTCGTTCTCGGCGCGGTTCGATTGCATGAATGATTTTGACTTTTTGGTCGTACTTCTTGTTTTCATACATATTACGGGTTGATTCGCTGACGTTTTCAATGCCAAATTCTTCAACAGTTTCGCCAACGCTTTTTTCAAACTCTCGGTAAATCGTATCGACCTCGCCTCGCCAGTTTGTCGCAACCGCATATTCGCCGATTGTCAGCGGGTAACATCTGATTACGTCTTGATAGTCCGGCAAGATAATACAAGCCGCTGTTCCAAATGCCGCTAGTTCCTGATACATAGAGTGAAGCGAGCCATATATATTGCTACGCTGGAATACCGACAACATCATGTTTTCGACTTTAGCCAGCCACTCTTTGACCTCGTGATATTGATTCATTTCGTCATCGTGCATGGCTAATTTGAACCACGGTCGGGACGGCGATGTTAAGCCGCCCATCAGTCCTGCCGATAAAATATCAAGGGCGCGGATTGGGGTGTTGTCGTAAATCTTGTTGTGCTTCTTCCCGCCGCTATTGGAGTCGCCGTCAAGGAATCGCCCATTTCTCGGTAATATGTTTTCCGAGATTTCCCGCCAATGGTCCATCCAAGACGAACGCTCTGTCTTTAAAGATTCCCATCGGCGGTAAATATTTCTGCGTTGGTCTTCCATTCTTAAGCGCCCAGTAATGTTTGCTTACCAAGTTTCAGGCTGTTTGGGGCAATGCCTCCCACTCCTGTGAGCATGGTTGAGCCAGTGCCTGCTGCGTCTTGCTGTTGCTTGCTTAAAACAGACTGCGCGTCAGTTTGTTTTTGATTGGCGCGGTTGGTGTCAATATCAGCCTGCGCTTGAGCTTTTTTGGCATTTTCTTTTGCCTGATATGCCGAATTGCGGTTTGCCGCATCTTGTTTGTTTCCCTGATAAATCGAGGCGCCGACGCCTGCTGCGCTGACAATGAGTGTGGCGATTGGTATGGCTGCTGGCATAATTACAAACCTTTCTGAAATATGATTTCTTCTCGTTGGAATTTGAGTCGTTCCAGTAATTTTGCGAAATTGCTGTCTGGCTTCGCGTGATACAGGACTTTTTTTGCACCCGCTGCCTTTGCCGCCAGCTCAAATTCGCGCATCAGTTTCAAACCTGATCGCCCTGTCCGATGTGCAGGATGAATGAAAAGCAGGTCATGTTGTGCGATTAATTGATCGTAATGCGGATGGCGAGATAGGAAGCCTGAAACATATCCGACAATCTCGCCGTCTGACACGGCGGCAAAAGCTATAATCAGGTTCTGCGCCTCCAATGTTTGATAGGTTTGGATGTCTAGTTCAGGCGGTCTGTCGGAAAATTCCGATTCCGTTTCGCGCCAATGCAACGCCGACAGCTTGCGCGTTTCGTCAAAATGTTCGGATATTTTTACCGGCACGATTTCAATCATAAAAAAATCCCATTAATGAATAATGGGATTGTATTTCTTGGGGTGGTAATTATATGCAGACTTAAATAGCAGAAAGCCGCCTAATGACTAGACGGCTTGAGTTGATGGAAATAACTTGTATGGGGAGATTGTTGTTATGGTAGGTTTTAGCAGTTTGTCCCACTGCTGTCCCTGTGTATTGCAACTATATGATTTACTTAATATTAATGGTGCGGACGGAGAGACTCGAACT